CTGCTTGCTGATGGTGTCGGTGGGATTGAACAAGCCTTTCATGCCTTCAACCAAACCAGCGTTTGCAGCGGGGTTAACCGTTGCATAGCGAGGCGACATTACAGCGGCGTTCTCGTTCAGCTTCTGCTGGGCTTGCAACAGCACCAAAGAAGTCGAAGGAGTCGTGCCGGGAGTGCCGACAGTGTTACCAATGGTTTTGTACGCATTGGCGACATCAGCATCAATGCTGGAGGCCAACTGGCTGATACGAGGCTTCAAAACACGCTCTGCAAAGTCGTCCAACTGCATAGTCAATTCAGCGGAAGTAAAGTTCACGCCGATATGCTTTTGCGAGGCGACAGACAAAGTGGTGAACTGCTCGTTGTCGTCCTGAACTTGCAGGGCGGCACCGTCAGTGACCAAAGCGCGATCAGGCAGACGAATACGCAGAGTAGAACCAATCTTGGCACCACTTACAGCGAAGCTGTCGTCGTACTGACGGTTTACGTTACGAGTGAGTACCAGGTTGTTCTCTAGAATCTCCAGAGCCTTCCGGGTAATCATATCAATGGTTAGGATACTATTAGACATGAAAAAAAGTCCTTAAAAAAGTTAGCGGTTTTGCGCTTCCCACTTCTTCATCTGTCGTTTGCGTTCGGCTTCAATCCACTGCGAATCCGTCATGGTCTTGGTAGACCTGGGATCAGTAGTGTCATAGGCCGGTGATCCAGTGGATCGGGCAGTGACAGGCGAAATCGGCGCTGGCGCGGATGTCGTACGTTTCATTGGTGGATCAGACGCCAATTTGGCCTCAATCTTTCCAATTTCCTTTGCCTGTGCAAGCGGGGCTAGGCGAGATATACGCTCTGCGTCTTTGGGGTTAGTTCCGAGGTAGTAAGCTAACTCAGGCCCAACGTCCGAAGACCGAATCGTATCGGCCATCACGTCCGTAATCGGCAGCTTGGGGTTGTACGCGACTTGTTCAAAGTCATCGTACTTAGCGCGGGCTTCCTCTTCTAGATCGTGATAACTCTCAAGAACTTGCGAGTGCTGCTTGGCCGCTTCGCGCTGCGCGATCAGTTGCTCGGCCTTTTGATAGGCTAACGCATCGGCGTAAGCCTCTGGCGTTTCAAACTGATCGACAGACTGTGCTGCCGGAGCCCTCAAGGTTTGCGTTTCCGCAGTCCTCTGTGCTTGTTCCCGTTCCCACTTTCGTTGCTCTCTTGCGAGGCGTTTTCCAATAGCTGCATCAAGTTCCTCTTGCGAGAAGGTCTTGGGTGCTTCTGCTTCCGGCGCTTTAACTTCAGGTTCAGGTGCAGCCGTTGCCACCTGTTCCGGCGCGGTTTCAACTTCCGCTAGGTTTTCTTCTGACATTTTTCGATTCCAACAAAGAATCCCTGGTGAACGCACCAGTACGTTTTTTCAGCATTATGCTGGAATATTAACAATAAGCAAAGGTAATGCAACAATTACACCACCAGTAATTGTAGCCGCTACGTCTAATACTTCTACGCCATGCGGCCCTTTTATGAGATTACCCGTGGCTTTCCAATTGATAAAAGCATCATTAACTTCTTTGCCAACAGCAATAAAAATTACCGCTAAGCCAGCAATTAGGGTTTGGTAGTCTGCGTACACAAAATGTGCCAACAAGATCATTACGTTAAAAATTACCGCACCGCAAATCAAATGGTTAGCTTTGTCTTGGGGTATAAGAAAGTTCATAAAGTTTCTTAAACAAAATATGTGGTAGAGAATGTGATTGTTGCGGTAGCAGCAATTGCGGCAGCAGCCGTTACGCTTGTACCTGTGCAAATAACTGTGGCAGATGCGTTGATGGCAACATTAGTTGCATCCCCATGCCCTGCCGTTACAACAGTAAATGGAAGATTGCTTGTAATGACACCAGCGGCAGTTACCGCAACACTTGTTGCGCCTGTCACTGTTCCGCTTATACTTACCTGTCTACCAATTCGTGTGTATTGGCCTGTTGAACTAAATGCACCAACTAAAGTAAGCCCAGCGCCCTGATTGGGAGTCCATGTGCCTTCTTCATACCAATTTAGCAATTGGCTTGTCATTCCCGCTGCGGGAGTGTTGGCGGTAAAGTTAAAGCCTTTAGCTGCTGTGCCTTGGACTACGTTGCCTGTATTTACCGTTACATTGCCAGCATTGTTTACCCGCAAATATTCGGTCAATGTGCCACCAGAATTTGCAACCTCAATTGTCAATGCCGCATTGTTAGCGGTAGCAGATGCGGTTGTTTGATACCCAACAACTCTAGCTACAACAACCGCACTTACTGATCCTGGCGCAAGAATACGAAATGATGTGCCACGACCAGCGCCACCGTTTCCTGTCGCTGACATATCAAATACATTTCTAACTCCTGCTATACCGGTTGTTGCTATGGTAGCGGTAGTGCCATCAACAGAAAAAATACCAGCAACAAAATTTGTACCGTTAAAAGTTAACCCGCTGCTTGTAGTTAACGTAGTAGTGGTATTTGCGTAAGGAACACCATTCAAAGTAAATGAACTTAAACCTGTACCTCCACTGGCAACGGGTAATGGTGTTGTTGTCAAAGTAAGACTAGCAGCACTTACAGCCCTACCTGCTGTTAAGTTAGCAACAGATACTTGTTTAGTCGTGCTACTTTGAACAACAGGCAATGTCTCCGTACCTGCCAGCGGCGTAGTAGCAGAAGTTAGTGCTGATATTTTGCTGTTAGCCATTTACATACAAGCTAATACAAACGCAAACAATTCTTCGTACCTGATGCCGTAGCGATTTCCAGCATGGTGGTCTTTTTTTATTTCCCACTGGTCATAACAAACAATACCATAACGCATTGGGTCAAGCCCCTCGGCTTGAAATGCAGCTATTACTTCTTGAGCGATTACGCCAACGTGGATGCGGGCGTTATCACCTTTCTTTTGCACGGCGTCCTTAAAACGAAATTTTTTGACCAAATTCTTGAGTGCCACAGCAACACGCTTTTCAGCATCATCAAGCTGAGAAATGTCTTGTTTTTCGCGCTTGTCTGAAGTATTGATTGTGCCAGTTGCAGCGTAAACCACAGACCATCTAGCTGTTGAATCACCAAGTTTTGTGGTGTTGTCGGTTGCAGGCGCGACGCGAACTTCAAGAGGATTCAACACAAGAAGCCCAGTCATAGACCCCGCGTTATTTGCGCTGAACACCAACTGGTCTACGTTTGCCGTTCTTTGTGAAACCGTAATTTGAGCCGCGCTTCTATACGTGCCAGTATTAGGGTCAACCTCAAACAAAATACCAGGGCCATCACCGTTGCTGGCCGTTGTTTTTTGACGAATTGAAACTGGGTATATATTCCCGCCAGAAAATCCTCCGAACACCCGCAATGGACGACTTGCGGCTCCGGCAGCGGTTGTGTCTACATCTAAACCTTGAATCGTACTGGTTCCGGATGCAGTAATGGCACTCCTGTACCCGCCACCTTGCAAACCTGTAGGAGCAGTCGTTGGTACGCTTGTGCTGTCGGGCTGTATGAACGTAGCAAAGTAAGAGCCGTCGTAGACCTGTCCGGTCACGTTGCCTTCGTTGAAATCGCCACCCAAAACCGTAGTCCAGCGACACTCAGGATATGAATCGTTATTAGTTCCGCTGAGATACAAACCGTAGCCATCGTTAACTTCGGTTAGGCAGTTGATGACGCTGACCCAAAACGCATGGCCAAGTCTGATGCCGTCAGCCCCGTTGTCAATGGCTGTGCATTGCAATAGTGTTCCAGCATTAGCGTCTGACGGGCCAACTGATACGCCATCGTGAACATAGAATCCGTGCCGCACGTTTTCGCGTGACTTCACATACTCAATGACTGTGCTGTTGCAGTTTGCAAACACCCCATCAGTGCCAACACGAACACCATCGCGGCCCGCTTTCGCAACAATGAAGTTTCGCAGCACAGCAGCGTTGTTTGCCAACTGCACTCCGTCACCCGTGTTTCCGACTTGCCCCAATAAACCGCCACCATCAACAACCCCCCGCTGGGAGATGCTGATGCCCACGGTCGTCATCGTTGATTTCATAATAAAGTAACTGGCTGGCATTGCACTGCTTAAATTTCCATCGCCACCAAGAAATGAAAGTCGCGTCTGACTTGGAACAGTAATTGTGGAGGAAATTAAACATGTCATTCCTGCGGGAACAATAACTTGCTTTGACGCAGTAAGTGCAGCTTGAATCGCCGCTGTGTCATCGGTTGTGCCGTTGCCAACAGCACCAAAATCAGCAACGCTAACAGTTTCACGCAATTTAGTTTGCACCGTAGTTGCTACAGCGCCTGTGCCACCTTGTGTATAGCCAACAAGAGATGATCCAGACGATGCAGCAAAAGCAGCATAAATTCCGCTGGAATTGCCGGTTACATTGTCATACGTTGCAATAGTAACTGCGGCTGACGTTTGTAAAACAAATTTGTATGAAACAGCATCAGTTAACCAAATTTCGCCGCCTGACGCTATTCGCCCCGCAGAATTCAACACAATGGGGTTGGTGTGGGCAACATTACCCGCGCTAGTCGTATATGTTGTTTGTGGTGTTGTAGTACCGGCTGTGTAAGCGTAAACAAGGCCGCCGGAAAGAATAACACCGTTATTGTCAAAAAACTGTGCGCCAGCCCCCGCCAGCATTGAAAGATTGACGGCCATGATTTACCTTTAATCGTATGCAACAGTAAATGCTGCGGAAGTTCCAGCCAGCACAATATACAGCCCTTTGTTAAAGAACAAACCCGCTGGGATGTTCAAATAGCTTGTACCCGCTGACACAGCGATTGTGTCAGAAATCTTAGGATCGCCGGTGCTAGAAGCGCCAGAGTCATAAATTGTCAAAGTGCCGCTAGAGGACGCCGAAACAAAAATGCCGTAAAGTTTTCCAGCACCAACTTTGATTTGTGTGGTTGCTGCGGTTTGGGTGTAATTAGCCATGATGTTTCCTTACGCTAAAAAGCGGAGTTTATACAGAGTACGCAGATAAACCTCAATGATGTTATCTATGAGTTGTTGAATTGTTGAGTCAGACTTATCACAGACTTCGTAGCGGTTTTTTTTCAATTTCATCAAGCTGGGCCTGTAAAAACTCAATGATGTTTGTAGTCTTCTTGGCCGCTGGGATAGCAATAGGGCCAATTAGACCATGCCGTCCTTGGTAGGCTTCTGCAAAGTCGTCCGCAACGCCAATAATACGCTCATAAAAGATATTGAGCGCAACGTGCTTGGAGTAGCTGCGGGTGTTAAGGTGTACGGAATGAGCCACATTGCGGCCCAAGAACAGTAGCCCCATTAGTTGCGCGGCGGTCATTGTGGCTGCTCCATCGGTGGCATAGGCTGGGGCATTTCAGGCATACCCTCCATGCCCACGTCCATCTGCTGTTCTGGCATCTCAGGAATACCGCCAATTTGACCATTAGACTCCATTGCAGCCGCTACCACACCCATAGCAATATCTTGAATCTGCTGCTCGTTCATGCCAGCTTGCGTAGCAGTGATGCGCTGTGTCTCGGCTTGGTAAGCCTTAATCTCAGCTTCGTAATCCTTGCGCCGTTGTTCTTGCATTTCAATGGACTTGCCCACGTTCTGAATCATCTGGTGCATCTGCTCCATTTCCTGACCCATAGCCTGCATCTGTTGCTGTGCGGCTTGCAATTCTGGGTTTTCATCGGCATCGCTCATTAACTTGGGGTCAATGGTCTTGGCAAAACGCTTTGCCATCTCTTGGGCACCAGGCCAATCCATGTTCTTGACAAACAAGTCACCGGCCACTTGCCATAGCTGCGGGTTGCCTTGCAACAGTTGACCCATAGCCTCTAGCGCCTCTTGGCGCTTGGTCGCATAACCTGGGCCGGTGGTAGCCACCACATCGTACTTGCCCACGCCAGGGTTGTAAATCTTGTCGATCACAATTCCTTCTTGGTTGACAATCTTTTTGACCGGCTCGGCCTGCATCGGGTCAATCTTGACCATGCTGGTCTCGCCGTCCTCACCAATGATGCGAGCAATGCGCTGGGTGTCGTAGATTTTGGGGATCAGGTCAATCAGTTGGCGGGTCAGATACCGCACGCCACGGGCCAAGTTGTCGCCAAAGTGGTACGTCCCAACATCACCCTCGCGCTGACGGGCCAGAATGGCCTTGCCGCTTCGCTCGTTGGATGTCATGCCCAAAGATGCGTTGTATTGGCCGGTGGATGCCTTGATGTCTTCAGAAGCCCCTGCTTTGGCCTGTAGGAGTCCGCTGGAGGCCATTGGCGGCTGCGCGCGCATGGGTAGTGGCAGCGTAGCGCCCGCGCCGTCTGTAACGTCTGGATTGACCTCCAAATACGGCCAGTTGGTCGTGTTTGCGGTCTTCCACTGGTTTTCGTAGCCCTCAAACTGGCCGCCGTAGCCGATAAACGGTGCTTTGGGCGCCAAGGCCAGCATCTCTGCCTCTTGCGACACCCAATAGTTGTACATCCTTTGGGCGTCCTTGGCGTTTCGCACCAACCCAGAGACATACAAACGCCCGTCAACCTCAAATTCATTTCCCACAATGCGGACAATCGGGATATATTTGCCCGCCCACTCGCGCTCTTCCAAGATTTCGTAGCCGTTTATTTTGCAATACTTGATCCGTGGCCGGTCAGACTGCCTAGACTTCTTTGGCTTGCCATACATGGCCCGCAATTGCTTGTCTTCAGGCGTCCCCTCAAAGGCCGTGGCGTTGCCAGGGTACAAATTGAGCGTTGCATTGTCGTAATCAACGTAATAGTAG